GTAAAGAACATGGGACAGGAGAGATGTCTCAAGATGGTGCAATGGCATTACGATTAACTAAAGCTGCAAAGGAACTGAATGAAGGCAGAGGCATAGAGAAAGCTGGAGATACATTTGTATTAGATGGTGTAACATATAAGGTAGAGAACTTATCTAGAAAAGAATTAGATATGAATTACTCTAAGAAGGTAGTACCTGACCATATGTCATCTCTAATAGATTCTATTAATGAGAAGAGACAGTTACAAAGAAAGATAGAGTTTGAAGAAGCTTTCTTTGAGTCAGCATTTGGTAAGAAGAATAGTAAGCTTATAAAAGATATAAAAGAAAGTGATACTAAGGGACCAGCCTATGACCCAAAGAATCCTAATAAACCTGGGAGTTTAAAACCATTGAGGTTTAATGCTAAGGAAGCAGGGTTTGATAGGATGAGTAATTACTATTTCTCTAAGAGAGCAGGTGATGTTATTGGAGATAACTTTAGAGTATATAAACAGAAGGGTATACTTGGTGCTATATCAGATGGACTAGTTAAGAACATGATGTTGAATCCATTCCCACATATGCATAATGAGGTAGTACATTACTATGCATCACTAGGTGCTACTAAAGGTCTTAAAGGTAAACAACAAGGTATATATAACGTACTATTTCAGAATAAGGAAGTTGCTACTAAGTGGACTAAAGATACACAGTGGGCACATGACATGGTATTAAATAGAAGACCATTATACATGAGATTGATAGGTAATGGTATGTCATCTATGTCAATGAATGTAATTAACACTAGAACATGGTCTAATTTACAAGAGATTAATGCTTCAAAGTTTAGAGAACAGTCAGGTGGAACTAAAACATATAAAGATTCACCTATGTATGCACCCTGGTTAGGATTATCTAAAGGTTATGCTAAGGTATCAGAGTTTGCACAGTATTCTATGTGGACATCTAGAGATGTAATGTTTATGCAAGTAGTTAAACAGAAAGCAGATGCTGTATTAGCAAAGCAGGTTAAAGCATGGGAGAAGGGTGGTAAGAAAGGAGAGAAACCTGTAGAGAATGACGCATTATATATGGAAGCAGTTAAAGAAGTAGAAACACATATGCCTACATATAGATTACCTGAAACTGTAGGACCAGAATCAGTACTTGGTTATGAGATAACTAGAAAGCTATCACAGTTACTACAGAATCCAGAGATAATAATCTTCTCTAGATATAAACATGGTATGGTATCATCAGGATTAAATACACTAAGAGATATATCAGCATCACTTGACCCTATCTTATCTAGAACAGGTAAGGCAGGTAAGTTTGTATCAGACAAGTTAGGATACAAAGAGATACAGATGCATAGAAGTCTTAAGAAACAAGTTAGAGATGGATTTGAATCAGGTGGTGCATTAGCTATGTCATTGTATATGTTATATCCAATGATGGATGCATTATTCCAAGTATTATTTGATAGTGATGAAATTAAGTTTAGAAGAGCTGGTATTAATCATGTACTTGAAGTAGGTGATAAAGTATTTAGTGGTGAGAAAGGAATGGATAGTTTAAGACAAGTTCTTATGACTATTAATCCTGCATTACAATTAGCTTTTGAATTGATGATGAATGTAAATGTATACAGTGGTGAGAGTATTGTAGATTACAATGACTTATTAGGTGATGGAGATATAGGTCAGTTTGGTAGTGATTTAAAAGACAAAGCTATATCATCTATACCACAAGCAAGTAATTTACTAAGAGCTCAAGATGAGAATGAAGATATTACATTAAGGAAGTGGTCAACAGGTCAAATGGATTTGAAGACTAAGTATGGTAAATCATTAGGTAAGAAAGCTAGAGATATGTCTAGACAAGATTTAAAGAACTTAGATAAAGCTATGGAAGAAGATAGAGAAGAAGAATATCTTAAAGAATATTACAGGAGATAATAATGACAGCTAAGAAGAAAGGAAAAGTTTTAGGTAAAGCATGTTGGAAAGGCTATCGAAATAACGGAGTTAAGAACGGAAAAGATAGCTGTGTTAAAGTTAAAAGAAGAACTAAAAAAAATTACTGCTAAAGAGGTTCAAATAAATATTTTTGAAATTAAAAGACCAGAACTNNAGAAGAACTAAAAAAAGAAGTTAGGGTAAAAAAACAGTGCTCTGGAAGCCCCATAAACAGGGGCTCTAAAAAGCACTATTTTACCTCAGACGCATTTTAAGCCCGTTCCTGAGTTTTAGGTATACTACCCTACTTTAAGCTCCATACCA